TGCATCCGACTCAATCGGTTCAAATATACTTGCTACTGGTTATTACGAATGGGATATGAACGGGACAGCATAAGAGGATAAAAAATGGCATTACCACATACACTTAATGTAATCGCAGGCGGAAAAACAGCCGCAGGCACCGGCGGAGTTGGAGGAAATGAGTACCCAACTTCTGGAGAAAATATATACGACAGAGAAAATCCAAACGATACAGTTGAAGTTGTTATATTTTCTCTTGGAATAGACGGTGATGCTTCGTATTCTGATGCTGACTTGGTTTTTGACTTTTTTTATGATACTGTCTTTGGAGGCTTTGTAGTAAGAACAAGTGATGCTGGTTCAGGTGCTTCGGGATCTGGTTCTCTTTATGAAGATGAAGACTTTGATTATTTTACAACAGGAGGTACTAGAACTGATATGTTAGGAGGCTCTCGTGTTCATTACGCAAATGATTCGGCAGTATCAGGACAATCTTATCCCGGCCCAATTGACTCAATAAGATGGGTTCATTCAGTAACAAATGTTCAAGATATGGGTAGCACTACCGAAACATTTACTTTAAGTAGGTATCATTTTCAAGGTACAGGATCTCCTGCGACTATAGGTAGTTATACATCAGGTGATTGGTTTAGTGTACATAATATTGGTGGACAGTCAGGAATTGATGTTCCAACCGATGGTGTAGGACTTAGAGCAAGAATTAGATATGAAGCAACAGCATCTGGTAATAGTACTTCAAGATTACAGAAAAGACACGTTTTTGAATGCTGGGTAAGATTATCAGGAAAGGATGACACAAAAGTATTTGAAGCAAAGTTAGACGTAGCCGCAAGAGCTGATGCTACCTTCTAATATCTTCTAATAAATAATAAAAATAAAGAGTAAATTAAAATGGCACAACCAACAACAAGACAAGAATTCAAGGACTGGGTACTTCGCAAGTTAGGCGCGCCTGTTATTGATATTAATGTGTCAGATGAACAGATAGACGACCGTGTTGATGAAGCTGTAGATTATTGGAGAGATTATCATTATAATGGAAGTCAGCTTGTTTATATGAAACATCAAATTACTCAAGAGAATAAAGACAACGGTTATATAGATTTGCCTACAGGGATACTTGGTATTTCTGGAATCTTTAATATGCAGTCAAGTATTTCAACTGGTTCAGGTATCTTTAATGTTCAGTACCAATTTGTTTTAAACAATCTTGAAGACATCACTGGATATAATATCACAAACTATTATATGTCCATGTCTCATTTAGAGTTCTTACAAGAAATGCTTGTAGGTAAACCAATGATTCGTTATAATAAACATGTAAATAAATTATTCCTTGACACTGACCCAGGATTACTTGTAGTTGGAGAATATATTATTATTGAAGCTTACGATGTAATTGACCCAGCTACATATTCCGATGTTTGGGGAGATCGTTGGTTACAAAATTATGCAACTGCATTAGTTAAAGAACAATGGGGTGCAAACCTAACTAAGTTTACAGGTATGCAACTTGTAGGCGGTGTAACATTCAATGGAGAACAAATACTTTCCGATGCAAGGGAAGAGAGGAGATTAATGGAAGAAGAAGCAGTGAATAATTTACAACCTCTCAGTTACAATTATATTGGATAAGTAATGGCAACGAACGTATTTTTCAACAATTACTCTAGACTTTCAGAGCAAGAACTGATTGATGATTTAGTTATTGAATCTATCAGGCAGTATGGTGTTGATGTCATTTATATTAGCAGAGCGTTTAAAGGTCGTGATGTAATATTTAATGAAGACGATTTTCCTGAATATAACGAAACTTTTGAGTTCGAGGTTTACGTTAAAAATAACGAAGGATTTGAAGGAGAAGGTGATTTCTTATCCAAGTTTGGTTTACAAATAAGAGACCAACTAACTCTTACAGTTGCTAATAGAACTTTTGAAAGACATGTGACTCGAGAAGTTGTTGAATTGCTTCGTCCGAGAGAAGGCGATTTAATTTATTTTCCACTCAACGAAAAGATTTTTGAAATTAAGTTTGTTGAACATGAAAGTGTATTTTATCAAACAGGTAAGACACAAGTATTTGATATGACATGTGAATTGATAGAATACAGCAATCAAAGGTTTAACACAGGACGAACAGAAATTGACAATTACTTTGCTGATTATAATACAGACATAATTGTTGATGCAAATAACGCAACATTGACCGCTCTTGCACAAACTGATGATAATGCAGGAAATCTAAACTTTGAATTAGAAGCTGATGGAATTATTGACTTCTCTGAAGTGGATCCTTTTAGCGAAAACATACAAATAAGTGACTCATAATGGCAATAGCAAATTACTTTTACAATTCGACGATTCGTAAATATGTTGCCTTATTTGGTACATACTTTAATCAATTAGAAGTTCGTAGAACAAGCACTGATGGTAATTTAAATCAGAGACAGATTGTACCTATCTCTTATGGACCATATCAAAAGATTTTAGCAAGACTTGACCAAGATCCTGCTATATTAGGTGGTGCAAGTTTTGATGCAAACGGTAATCCAATCGCAGGACAACCTTATGCTATGACATTACCTCGTATGGCTTTTGAGTTAACAAGTTTTACATACGACACCGAAAGAAAAGTTGCGCCAACAAGAAAATTAAGAAAGACTGCTGTTGACGAAGACAACGGCAATAGAAGATTTGTATATTCTGGGACTCCATATAATATGGGATTCAGTTTATACATAATGGCAAAATATAACGAAGATGCTGTTAAAATATTAGAACAGATTTTACCGTTCTTTAATCCAGAATTTACAAGCACTGTGAATTTAATTGATGGATTAGAACCGATGGATATACCACTTATATTAAGTGATGTTACATCAGAAGATGTTTACGAAGCAGAATTTACGCAAAGAAGAAGTATACTATATACACTAAACTTTACAATGAAAGGTTGGTTCTTTGGTCCTGAAAGAGATAAAGGAACAATCAGATTCGTTGATGTTCGTTATGCAACTGATATAAAAGCGAATTCTCCATTTGAAGAATTCCAAACAGGACAACCTGGAATGTTGGCAAATAATTCGCCAACTGATGACATTACACAAACCGTTGATTATAGCTTAATTGAATTTGACGACGACTGGGAATATATCGGAACGATATCTGATACAGAACCTAGTTAAGAAGGAATAATATTATGAAAATTGGATTTACTTGTAGTAGCTTTGACTTACTTCATGCAGGACATGTTCAGATGCTAAGAGATGCAAAAGAGCAATGTGATTATTTAATTGTAGGATTACAAATGAACCCTGCAGCCGACCGACCAAAAGAAAAGAACCCTCCTATTCAAAGTATCGTTGAAAGATATACTCAATTAAAAGCAGTAAGCTATGTTGACGAAATCATTCCTTATTCAACCGAAAGAGATCTTGAAGATATATTAGAATTATATACAATTCATGTTCGTATCTTAGGGGAAGAATATAGAGATAAAGAATTTACAGGAAAAGATATTTGTCGTAAACGAGATGTTGAACTATTTTTCAATAAAAGAGATCATAGATTTAGTACATCAGGATTACGAAAGAATTGTGCTTGGACAAATAAGGACGGTGATTGGAAGATGACCGCCGAGGGATAAATAATACTATGAAAGATAAAGATGATAAAATAGCGCAGGCATTGAATATGAGATCTTTACAAGAAGCTGAAGATGAAAAGCAAGAAGCTTTGGATAGATTAAATCCAGAGAAACTGCCTGACATTCCAATGAATTCTTTTTCAACTAATGAAGAAGCTGAACTTGCAGAAAGTGTAGATTCTGTGAAGAATTTGCCGCAAGAAAGTGTAGTTCAACCACCTGCAGTTATAAGTAAAGAAGCAGAAGAAAATTTAAAAGATATTGAATTGGCAAAAGCTAACATCGAGAATATTATTAATCTTGGTGATGATGCTGTTAAAGAAATGACAGAGATTGCGAAACAATCAGAATCACCTCGAGCATTTGAAGTTGTATCTACATTAATGAAAACATTACTTGATGCAAACAAAGATTATGTTGAAATGTCAACAAAGAAAAGATATGCCAAAGAAGAAGAATCTCCATCCACTCAAGTTACGAATAATAATTTAATTGTTTCAACTGCAGATTTATTAAAAATGATAAAGGGTGATAACACGAATGGATAGAGGTTATCTAGGCAATTCATATCTTAAAAAGATTGGAGAGCAAATAGAATTTACTCCTGAAATGCTTAAAGAGTATATGAAGTGTGCTGAAGATCCAGTTTACTTTGCCGAGAATTATATCAAAATTGTACACGTTGACCACGGATTGATTCCAATGGAGATGTATGATTACCAAAAAGATATTACAAGAAAGATTACAGATTCAAGACGTGTTGCTGTATTAACATCAAGACAGGCAGGAAAGACTACAACAGCAGTAGCAGTTATATTACACTACATCTTGTTTAATGAATTCAAGACTGTTGCTATATTGGCAAACAAGGGAGACGCGGCAAGAGAGGTATTAGGAAGAGTACAGCTTGCTTATGAAGCATTACCTAAGTGGATGCAGCAAGGTATTGAAGAATGGAATAAAGGTAACATAACATTAGAGAACGGTTGTAAGATTTATGCAGGAACAACAACAAGTTCAGCAATTCGTGGTAAATCTATTTCATTCCTATATCTTGATGAGGTTGCGTTTATTGAAGGCTTCGATGAATTCTTTGCTTCTGTATATCCAACAATTTCATCAGGTAAAAGTACAAAATTATTAATGACTTCAACACCTAATGGATTAAACCATTTTTGGAAAACTTGTAAAGGTGCTAAAGAAGGAACAAATGGATATGAGTTTGTTGAAGTAATGTGGTATGATGTTCCTGGCAGAGATGAAAATTGGAGAGATGAAACTCTCGAAGCTTTAGATTTTGACCAAGAAAAATTTGAGCAGGAATATTGTTGTCAGTTCTTAGGTAGTTCAGGTACTCTTATTAGTGGTGCCAAACTAAAAGAACTTGCACCATCCAAACCAATTACTGAAAGTGAAGGTATTGCTCAATATGAAGCAGTAATCCCAGAACGTTCGTATGTTATGATAGTTGATGTATCAAGAGGTAAAGGTCTTGATTATTCGGCGTTCACTATAATTGATACAACAGAAATGCCATACAAGCAAGTATGTGTCTTTAAGGATAATACCATAAGTCCAGTAGACTTTGCTTCTGTTATATATAGAATAGGGCTGATGTACAATGAGAGTGCAGTTTTAATTGAAATTAACGATATCGGTGAACAAGTTGCAGATATACTCTTTATGGATTACGGCTATGAAAATCTTCTCTTTACTGAAAACCACGGGAGAGCCGGGAAGCAAGTATCAAATTTTGGAGGGAAGAGAGCAGATCATGGAATACGAACAACAAGAAGTGTAAAATCAAAAGGTTGTTCTATATTGAAACTATTAATTGAACAAAATCAGTTAATAATACAGGATTATAACACAATACAGGAGTTATCACGTTTTAGTAAAAAAGGTAATTCTTATGAAGCTGAATCTGGTTGGAACGATGATCTCGTAATGACCTTAGTACTGTTTGCATGGTTATCTGACCAACGGTTCTTTAGAGAACTTACAGATATTAATACCTTAGCAGCGTTGAAAGAAAAAACAGAACAACAGCTTGATGAAGAATTATTACCTTTCGGGTTTATAGATACAGGAGATCCTACACCAGACGAGCAGGGATGGATTGAATATAGACCAGAAAGAACATTTGAGATATAAATTTCAATTATTATAAATAAAACTGTGATAACTATAAAATAGTAAATAGATTTAAAAATAGATAATATTAAAGGAGAATAATATGGCTTTTTCCGTAAGTCCTTCCGTAATTGTTCGAGAGGTGGACGCATCAGCATCGGTTCCTGCCATCGCAACACCACCTGCAGCAATGGCTGGTGTGTTTAGATGGGGTCCTGTAGGTGAAGCAATTCTTGTTTCTTCAGAGAATGAATTAGTACAACGTTTTGGTGAACCCAATGACGATAACTATGAAACATTCTTTGTAGCTGCAGACTATCTTTCATACGCAAACGCATTATGGGTTGCCCGTGCAGACAATGGAGCAGTTACTGCTAAATCAAGTTCTGTTTCTTACCATGCAAATGGTGACATTAACGTCACAACATCTGGTGCATTTGATGCATTATATCCAGGATCCTTGGGTAATTCATTAGAAGTTGCATATGTTAAAGATACAAACTTTTCAACAGATTTAATTGCTGAAAAAGAAATTCCAACTACACGAATCACAGGTGCAAACTCTGAGGTTATAGCAACCGCGCAAACAATTACATTTAACAGTAACTCGATTTCATTTGAGGTAATTCCATCAAACAAAATTGATTTAGCAAATACTGAACCAGTTGTAGCAGGTGATATACTTGTTATTGGTAACGATTCAGTTGGATATCAAGAAATTGTACTTGACAGTATTACTGAAGAAACAAGAGCTGCCGATGGTCAAGAAACTGCAAATAGTGCATTAATTACTTCGCATGCTTATGACATAACTTTAGCAAGTCCTTACAGATTAGCTGAAACATCTTTAAATAAGTTAAAAATCAGTAGAAAGTGGGCATACTCAAAATCATTCGTAACTGCTCCAAGTACAGGTAATTATCATATCGCAGTTATTGACGAAGATGGTTTAATTAGTGGGGATGCTGGGACATTATTAGAAATATATTCTAATGTATCAACAACTCCAACAGCAAAACTTGCTGATGGTCGTACTAATTACTATAAAGAAGTTATTGCACAAGATTCAGCTTGGGTTAAGGTTGCTAATACAACTCATTTTGAAGCTCAAACAGCGCAATATGAATCATTAGGTACTAACGTAGGTGGTCTAACCGGTGACTTAGCTGATAACAGTGCAAACGTTGGAACAGATGGTAGAACTGAATCTACAGCAACACTTTCTGACTTAGCATCTGCTTATGATTTATTCAAATCTTCAAACGAAATTGATATATCATTCGTATTAGGTGGTAAATCAGACGATGCAGGTAATCTTGCTACATACTTGATTTCAAATATTGCTGATTACAGAAAAGATGCAGTTGCATTTGTTTCCCCTTCTAAAGCAGACGTTGTTGATGAATCAAAATCGGAAACTAAATTAGCAAACATTATTGCATTTAAGAACAGCCTCCCAGCTTCTTCTTACTATGTAATGGATTCTGGTTACAAGTATAGATACGATAGATATAACGATGTATATAGATATACTCCACTTAACGGTGATATCGCAGGTCTTGCTTCAAGAGTTGAACCTTTTGAATCTCCTGCCGGTTTCCGTAAGGGTGTAATTAAGAATGTTGTCAAGCTTGCTTTCAATCCTAACAAAGCTCAAAGAGACCAATTGTATAGTTCAAATATTAATCCAGTTATGGCTCAGGTAGGACGAGGAATTGTTCTATTCGGTGATAAAACAGGATTAGGTGCTAACTCTGCATTTGATAGTATTAATGTTAGAAGATTGTTTATAGCGGTTGAAAAGGCAATTGCCAATGCAGCCGAAGGATTCTTATTTGAATTGAACGATGAGTTTACTCAATCACAATTCAAAGGAATCGTTGAACCATTCTTAAGAGACATTCAAGGTAAAAGAGGAATTGTTGATTTTAGAGTAGTTTCTGATACAACTGTTAATACACCTGCGGTTATTGACCAAGGTAAGTTCAGAGCTAATATCTTTATTAAACCTGCGCGTTCAATTAATGTTATCGAATTAACTTTCGTGGCAACAAGAAGCGGTGTAGAGTTTGATGAAATCGTTGGGTCACTAACATAATAAATAATTATTAAATAAAGGAGAATAAGAATGGCGTTTAATATTAATGAGTTCAAATCCCAGTTAACTGGCGGTGGTGCTCGAGCTAATCTTTTCCAAGTGCAAATTCTAAACCCTGTTGACCCGGTGGCTGATTTCAAAATTCCATTCATGGTTAAAGGTGCAAACATTCCTGCTTCCGATATCGCTTCTTACAAAGTGAATTATTTCGGAAGACAGATTGCATATGCAGGTGATAGAACATTCGCTACTTGGGAAGTGACAGTTATTAATGATGAGGATTATCAAATTCGCAATTCTATGGAAGCGTGGATGAATTCTATTAATTCACACCAAGGAAATATTTCTGGTTTACCCCAGGATTATAAAACTGATGCATTAATTACGCATTTCAGTAAAAATGGAGATCCTCTTAGAACATATAAATTTGAGGGATTATTCCCAACATCCGTTAGCTCAATGGCAATGGGATGGGATACCGCAGCAGGTATTCAGGAATTTACAGTAGGCTTCGACTATGACTTATGGACAGTCGAAGGAAATACTGGTATTCCAACTACATAATTAAATAATAGGTGATATTTTGAAAATTTTTGGCTTTGATATAAAGAGGGCAGAGGAGGAGACCACTTTACCGGTTTCTTTTGCCGAACCCTCTAATGATGATGGAGCGATTACGGTTGGTAATGCTCTAGGTGGTTTTTATAATACGATACTTGATATGGAAGGTTCCGCTAAAACGGAATCTGAGTTAATTACAAGATATCGTCACATGTCAATGCAGCCTGAGGTTTCTCAGGCAATTGATGACATTGTGAATGAGGCAATTAGTGTTGATACAAATGATAGAGTTGTTGAAATCTCTTTAGGAGAAACAGTTTTATCAGATAAAGTAAAGAAGTCGGTTGTTAAAGAATTTGACAATATACTTGCATTATTTGATTTTACAAACAATGCATATGATATGTTTTTCAAGTTCTACGTTGACGGAAGATTAAATTATCATATTATTATTGACCCTGAGGATGTAAAGAAAGGTGTTTTAGAATTAAGATATGTTGACCCTCGTAAACTAAAATTGATACGAGAAGTAGACAAGAAGAGTAAAGATAAGCATTCAGGAATACCTGTTAAGAAAGTTAAAAATGAGTATTATATGTATTCTGAAAATGGGTTTCAGAATGCGGGTACAGGAGCCGGTGGTACTTCAAGTACAACAGGTGTAAAGATTGCGAAGGACTCTATAGCAAGAGTAACTTCAGGATTGATGAATGAGAATAATAGTTTAGTATTATCTCATTTACATCCAGCAGGTAAAGCTTTAAATCAGCTGAGAATGTTGGAAGATGCTGTTGTAATATACACGTTAACAAGAGCACCAGAAAGAAGAATTTTTTATATTGATGTAGGTAACTTGCCAAAGAATAAGGCAGAGCAATATCTTAGAGATATGATGGCTCGACATAAGAACAAGTTACAGTACAATTCAGAATCAGGACAGATTACTGATTCTCGTAAGATGCTAACAATGACTGAGGACTTTTGGTTCCCTCGTCGTGGTGGAGAAAGGTCAACTGAAGTTGATACCCTCGCAGGAGGTAATGCACCAGGGTTGAGTGGTAACGAAAACTTAGAGTATTTTCAACGTAAATTATATAAAGCGTTGAAAGTACCCTTATCGCGTTTAGAACCAGAGGCAATGGCAACCTTCGGTAGAACATCAGAGATTACTCGAGATGAACTGAAGTTTGGTAAATTTATTAGAAGAATTCGTGCACGTTTCTCATGGATATTCAATATGGTATTAGAGAAACAATTAATTCTAAAAGGAATTTTAACACCTGAGGAATTTAACGAAATCCGTAATGATATACGTTATGATTTTGTTAAAGATAATTATTTTGAGGAATTAAAGGAAGCTGAGATTCTGAGAGAAAGATTGAATACTTTAAGGGATATATCCGATTACACAGGAAAGTATTTCTCTCATCAGTGGATTACTCAAAATATTCTGCAAATGTCTGAAGAAGATGCGCAAAGAATGGAAGATGAAATTGCAGATGAAAAGGCTCAAGGTGGACATGCAGAAGATGATGCATATTAATAATATAAATAAAAGTATAGTGTAAATAAAACTAGGGACTAAATATGAAAAATTTTAAAGATCTCGTCTCAGAAATTGCTCAACCAAAAGCACCTGAAGAAAGACGCTTTAAGGACCAACATACAATTGAGGTGATTAAACATCCTGTTGCTCCTGACCACGTTTTTACTGGTGAGATTCCTGGAAGAGTAGGTAAGGATGGTAAGCGACCTGCTGACCAAGAAGGCGATACGAGTTACGACTTAGCGTATAAAACTAAAATTGCTCAAACTTTGCCACAACGTGCAGGTGCAGGTAAGCAAGTTGCTGAACAAAAATCTATTACAGAAATTCTTGGAGTCAATAAAAAGAAAGACGAAAAGAGAGATGACGAAGAATCAATGGAAGAAGAATTAAAGGCTTCTTGCGGTTGCGACGAATCTTGTGAACACTGTGGTGGAGAACATAAGGTTGAAGAAATCGGTAAAGAATGTTCTTGCTGTGGCAATGAGATTAAAGGTATTGAGGAAGGTGGTTGTTCAGGTGATAAGCTAAATGCTGAAAAGAAACCTGTTAAAAAGGCAGAAACTAAAGAATCAGAAACAGATTCTGCTAAAACTATCGAACCTGAAGTACAAAAGAAAAAAGTTTTAAAAGGTGATGGTAAACCTAAAACAGGTCCAACATCAGTCACTATTAAAGATAGTAATGGTAAAACATTATCAATGACATTTAAAGAAATGTTAGCAAAAGTATCAACAGAGGAAGAATTGCTTGAAAGTCCCCAACAAGAAATTCCTATGATGATGAAACAACTACATTTCATTTGTTATGCCGCTGAAGAAATCCAAGAATATCTAAAAATGGAAGGACAAGATCCTGAAGAATGGTGGCAAAATAAATTAGCAGAAGTATTTTCTAATGTTAAATCATTGTATGCTTATAGTAAAGGTGACCAAATGGTTAACGGTAAACCTTTATCAGCAGCAAAGATGTATACAGCAGCTTATGAATCAATTGAAGCTGGTGAGTTTCAATTACAAAATGACGAAGTAATTGAAGTATCAGAAGAAGATGCTAACATTTTAAATAATATGTTTGATGAATTAAATGAAACTAATACAACCGAAATGTATAACGTTCTAATCGCTGACGAA